GTTATCTGTTTTAACTGTATGTGTATTAGATGCTACACATATCCGGCGATAAGATTCCCATAGAACCCTGGATGCAATATTGCGTATATCAAAATCTAAAACAACAAGATTTGATTGCACAATAGCCAACCCAATATTTAATTCAGGATCATCTTTAAACCAATTTTTAACTACTAATTTATTACTACTGGCATCAAGATAACCATGTCGCAAGAACTTACATGGCTCTTTAGATTGTGGCTTTAAAGGTAGAACCCACCAACCTCTTTCTAGGTATGCAACGGCGTTCATGCGTTCACCCATGACCCGGCATAATTAGATGTAAAGCAATACTGACCCATGGCATTGTCATAAGAAATGCTGTAATCGTATCTATTTTGTTTTAGAAATTCGGTAGCCAATATAACTGATGCATAATTCTCTACCCAGTAAATAAATTTATGTGACCAACAGATCGTATCTTCAAATCTATCTCTTTGAGATGACCACTCTGTATTGCCAGCCCATTCCATTTGGGCTTCGGTCAAACCTTCAAATTGGTTTTTAGTAAGTTTCATTATTTAGCCTGCTTTTTGGCTAATTCTTTTTCACATTCTTTATAGATGCGGTGGTTATCCCATCTATTTGTAATAACCATGCTACATGTAGCGCAAACATTTTTTTTGATCCATTGTTGAGTAATCATTATTGTGTCACTTTATTTCGTAAAGATGTGGCCTGATCAATATTAAGATAATCATGTATAGATATAACATCTGACATCATTTTTTCGTTATTGATAATTTGATCTTTTACATATTCCTGTGCATCTAATTTTGTATCAAACCAAATAACAGTGTCATATGTTAAAACTGGATTTTTGGTAACTACATAGTATTGATTATTTAACTCATGGTGCTTGATTGTATATTTCATAATTAACCCTTCCTGGTCAATTGCGTTTGTAAATGCAATTAAACACTAAGGGGCTGACAAATGCAATTACCCAGCACGGCGTTTCATGTGATCTACATCACCCAAAGGCCTTACCCATGGCTGTAAATGACCCATCAACATTAAATGGGATCATCTCTACGCTCACATTGCCACGCTTGATGTGAATGATGACCGCCCCAGCCTGCCAATTGGCGTATCCTTTGGTGTAGGACATCTTTTTTAGGTCACAGGTGTGACCACACTCAACCCCTACTAAAACCCTTTCTAATCGGCCATTGAAGGCTTCTGAAGCACATGTGTAGCCCAATCTGTGAGTGTGTCCCGAAATTACTGAGCGCCCCCAGCGCTTACTAAGGTTCAACGCGGTCTGACCGGCAATATTAGATATGACCCCTTCATCTCCATGGCATAAAACAAAGTTAGTACCTGGGATTGGATAAGGCTTAGATGCGTAGTGGATGCCTAGATCATTAAAGCCCATAAAGTTTGCATATTGTAATTCAGGTAATCCCATCAAGCCGGGTATGCGTTGGATTGATTTGTACAATCTATCGGAATGATTTGATCGGCTAACCACATCTGTTTTTAGATCAAATAAAATATCCTGGCATGTAGCCCTATCAGCATCTAGGGTTTGCATAAATGATTCGGCCTTACCATCTGCAAATCTTGAAATGGTATTAAAATCCATCTCATCACCAACATTTAAAACTAAATCAAATTTAAAAGCCTTAACCAGTTTTTTTAGGTTGATCACCGCTTCTGAAAATTGAAATGGGACTTGCAGGTCACTGATTATAAGATATTTTGCGTTAAATGATTTATCGCGCTTAATCTTCATCCTCATCTTCTGTTGGGTCAATTCGGGGAATGATCTCTGTGGGTTGGTTTCCTGGATTTATCCAATCAGGCATTGATGCGCCTGGTTCGGTAATTAACCAAAATGCAACATCATGGCTAAAGCCTGCCGCTTTGGCCGCCTTAAAAATTTCGTTCAATGTTATGTAATGATTTTCTAATTTATTTAATGCTTCAGCCTTGCGTGGCGCACGCCGCCTGCGCTGTGGTGCTTTTCTAGGTTTTTTAGTAGCCATAGTCACCAATTTTAGATCATACTATTCCGCGAATAGCGCGTTCAACGCCTTCTTCAATACTAATTTTTGGGGTGTAGTAATCGCTAAGCATGGTTGGATCACCCACCCGATAGGCCACGCCTGCCGGTTTATCGGTCAATACCTTAAACCTTTTGGCAGGTGTGCGCTCATGTCCCAGGATTTTTAAAGCCATCTGTGCCAATTCCATAAATGTGGTTGCCCGGCCTGTACAAAGATTGATTGTTTGATTGCAATTGTTTTGAACCATAGTTAATACCGCTTCTACTATGTCATCAATGTGTATAAAATCCCTGGTAGTAGTTGATTTACCCCAAATGTTAAAAGGGTTAGCGTTCATAATGGCGCGTTCAATAATTGATGGAAATGGATAATCTAAATCTTGATCTGTCCCGTATCCGCTAAATGGTCTAAGGGTTAGTACCTGTGCGCCTTCTTCACGCAAGTAGTTCATTAACATTTCACCGGTAAGTTTTGACCAGCCATAAGACATATCAGGCTTGCCTATTTTATTAAAGTTTATATCTTTTTCTTTTAACTTCTTCTTTTTAGTTAATGTTTGTAGTTCAATTGGATAAGCGGCTGATGATGAAAAGTAAACAAGATAGGGTTGTTTAGTTCTCATTGCCCAGGATGCAAACTCTGCATCAATGGCTAGATCAACCGCTAAGGCTAAAGGTTCATTTTCTATAAGCATCCGGCCACCTACCACTGCGGCCAAATGAATTACAAGATCGTATTGCTTTTTCTCTAATGCAAAAAATTTACGGCAATCAACACCTTGTTTTAAATCTACCAAAGTTAAATTAACATTAGGTAGCGCACGCCTAAAGGCTCTACCTACAAAGCCATGTGATCCTGTGATCAATATGTTCATTTAAGTTTATTAACTAAATCTGCGTACTCTGCCGATCTAACATATTCTTGCAGTGTTAATAAATCTTTCTCATACCATAAGGGTTGATTCACTCTTTCATAACCTTCATCTACTTCTGCCTTGCCTGCCGCAGGATGTAAATGTTCAATAATTACATCAGGTAAATACTTTAAACATTTTAGATCAATGCCTAGTTCTTTGACAAAATTATCAAAATATAAATGAAGGCATCCTGGAAATGTCATACCTCTTAATTCATTTACAATATTTCTATTCATTGCAAACGCTGTTGGTAAGTTTTCACCCCTAAACAAATCATTGCCATAGGCAATGCCTATGTCCATTTTTAACGCTTGAATAAAGGCTTTATCCCAACCCTGGGTTCTAGGAAGGTGATCATCACCCATGAAAACAAAATAATCATATAAAGGATACTTAGTAATATCCAAAAGCATAACCGCACCGGTATTAAGAGATTTAGCACAACCACCTGTTTTATTATCCGCAGGTAACTTTTTATAGTTTTCACTTTTGGCGTACTCATTCCATTTAGGATCATCATTATCTATAACAATGTATAGGTCGGCTTCTGCCCCAGTATCTTTAAAAGCCTGGGCTAACCTTTCGGCGCTTTCAGGCCTACCCCTACTAGGCACAACCACACACATCTTCATGGCCATAGGTTAGGGGATAGGGCTGACTTACTTGTTAGATATAAGGATTTGGTACAGCGTGTCTATCTTTTCTTCTATGCGTGCAACGCGGCCTTCTAGGTTATGGCCACCATTGCCATCAGGCTTTAATTCACTTAGATAGTGTTTGACCAACCATCTTACAGAAGCAATAAATGATCCAATTATTGTAACAATAGATACAACTAATGCCATCTGATCGTTTGCGCTCATTAACTATTGATTCCAAATTTGTCATCCGCAGGATCAAGATAGCGAATTAAAGGTGCAACCAAAGCACCTGCCAAAATTGCATATTCAGGTTTAACATCTGCAACCAAAGCCAACAAGGTTGTAACTGTTGCGCAGGCAACACTTCTTAGATATGACTTAATTACTTCTTTTTGTTTTGTAGTAATTTTCATTTTAATCCTAACTCTTTGATTTTTTCTACAACCTCATGTTGGGTTAATGCTATTTCAAAATGCATATCATCTTTCCGCTTCTTGTAATTGCCGCCCCAGTTCAACCCATATTTAGTTATCAGTAGGTTAATTGTATTACGCTGATCCTTATTAAATGTATTTGACTTGCCCAAAGGATGTTCAATTGCATTTAAGTCTATGGCAGTACCGGATGCGTGATTGCTCAATACCCGATCAGATGATCTAGTCATCCTAAAGGCATATCCCCAATCATCTAGTTGTCCTTGATTTATTGGCTCAACTAATTCATTAAATTCTTTACAAAAATTTATCAATAAAGGTGCAACTGCATTTGCACAGGCAATCTTAGTTTTAGTGCCAGGTATAACAAAAGATTGAATACCTATGGCTTGTTTGTCTTCACTTGCCGGCCAGCCGTTTGGGCTAGTGATTTCTCTAATAATTGCCACAATTCCTCAAGATTATGCGGATGGTTTGCCTACTGTTAAGCCCTTTGGAATTGGTTTTGAGTAGTTCCAAATCGCTATGTATTCACCAACGCCATCTGAATCATCACGCAACATAATGTCGCTGTTATGAGAAAAACTATAATCTTTTAACTCAGGATAAACTTTTACAATGTCATCATATAAACTCATATTATGCTCCTAATAGAGAAACTGCGAATTGAGATTGAGTAGAGCCACCAAGAACATTCAAAGCGCCGCCTGATGCTTGTGCAGCATAAATCTCAATGTAATCACCAACAATTAAATCAAGAATTACTGAACCTGTAATGGCTGTATCATCAACCGTGCATGGATTTATTCTTGCCGGATACATTATTATTGAACCATTTTTGGCAATGCCAATTTTTCTATCACCAACTCCATTAGTACCCCAAGATACTAAACAATTTATTGAGTATTTTCCTGCCTTGCCTGAAGGTATTGTCATTCTTGTATTGTTTGTAGTGTTGTCGTGGAATCCATCTGTATCAAAGTTTTCAGAACCAAATTGAAGTGCAACATAACTTGCGTTGGCGATTGATTGATTACCGCTTAAATATGCAGAAGCACCCACAAATGATGCACCACCACTAACTGCCGCCCATTTTAATCCTAGAGTTTGTGTGGAATCTGCCGTTAGAACATGACCATTTGTTCCAATTGGAATGCGTGCATCAATTGTAGAAAATCCATAAAGATCGCCTTTAGTAGTTAATGGAGATGCTCCGCCCGCTTGTACAAAATCAAAATATATTGCGGCACTTGCGCTTGTAAAATATAAAACTCCACCATCATATTGCGGCACAATCAAACTGCCGGCTGTATTTACTGTTGCAGTACCCGCCGTAATTGTTACTGATCCAGTTCCCCAGTTTTGAATTGTAACTGTATCGCCGGCTGAAAATAATGCTGTATTAACTGTAATTGTAGTTGCGCTTGTACTACTAACAGATACAACAGTGCCTGCATCAGCCGCTACTAAAGTATAACTTGTAGTTTTAGCAGTAGTTGATCCACCTAACATTGCAGTTTGTTGCAGTGATAGCATTTGTGCGGCTGTAAGAACTTGCCCAACACTAAACGATTGTTTTGCCATTTACCATCTCCTAATAAGCCAAAGAATCTTCATCAAGTTTTCCATCAATGGTAGAGTCTAGCAAAAAACCTACTGCAAAAGGCTGAGCGCAACTAAAAGTAACCATAAAAGATTTAGGTGTTATTTGATAAGTTAAACCGGCAATGACGGAATCCGTAACCACGTTACCCGCCGGCAAGGTTTGAGTTACCTCTATTGGATCAAATATATCTAAATTCAAGGCGGCTATAACCCGGTTAGGGTCATTTGAGCCATAGGCATCAACGGTTAATGAGTTCAATTGAATATTAACGCCTTGTTCTTTTCTTGATGCAATGATCATTTGTGCTTGATTTAAAGCATCCGATTGCGTTTGCATAATGCCGCTTCTAACCCGGCTATGCTGAAAATAATCATCAATACTTGCAGAATCAGATGCGGTCTGACCACTCAACCCATTTGGCGTTACAGTTACCTTGTTAATCATTTGATAATCTGAAATATCAAACTCAACTGCCTGATAGGTAATATCACCTGATCCCGGCACATCACTAAATTTAGTTACCGTGCCACCTTCTGCAACTATGATGTCGTTGCGTGATAAAAATTTGGCATACCCTCTTTGATCCATCCAAAAAGCCCCTAAATCTGTGCCTTCTACAATTTGGCAGGATGATAATAATGATCTTGATGAACCATCATCTGCCTGTACGGTAGTAGTTGCAGTAGTTGAAATATCACGCATACCACCTGGCCACTCTCCGGCATCTAACAAACTTGTAATTCTTTGTGCGGTAGTTTGTCCGGCTGTGCCACCGCTAACAGAAGTTATAGTCGTTAAGTTAAGTAATTGAAATCCATCTACGCAAGATAAGGTTACATATGCTGGATCAAATCCAGTAGGGCTTTGGTAATTCCATTCTTGTACATAAAAAGAACCCAGGTTATATGTTACGCCTAAATATTCTGCCGTAAAACGAATTTTACGCATTGGTTTTATTTTGCCATATAAACTTGATCCGGTATTAGCCGGATTAAATTGACCTGTTTGATCAACAAAAGTAATGCGTGCTGTGCCACCTGTAAAAGAATCAGATGATCTGTTAAATGCACGGCGAATATAACATTGAGTTACATAAGGCGTTACATCAACAATATCAGCCGCCACAGTTCCCAAAACTGCCACATCAAGTGGGGTTGCAGGATCATCTAATATTAAGGCTGGATCAAAACTTGCGCCGTTACTAAAATCAATTTGTGCGCTAAATATTGCGGCTGGCATTATCTACCTAAATTAGTTAGTTGAGTAACCGCACCTGATCTGTTCAAGTTGTACAAAGCATCTTGAATTACAGATTGTAATTGGCCTTCTGATATAACCGATCCTGCTACATTAACATTTACAGTTGTACCAAATCCACCCATTTTATCTAATGGTATTACCGCTTCTGATCCGGCTTCACCTATTAAAGCCATTGTAGGTGAACTTACAATGCCACCATCTGCCATTGCTAACATATCAGGTGGTAATACTCTTTTACCTCGGCTAGTCAGTTCACCTGTTGATGTAAATAGAGATGGCATTTCTCTAGGTAGATCACCTTCTTGAATTTTATTTGTTGTGTTTACTTTATCCTGTAAAGCCAAAATAGTTTTAGTAGCATTTTCCATTTGGGCTATATTTTCGGCAAATGAATTTACATTAGGTGCTTGTGTTGAAATTTTTTGATTATTTACTTCTTTCATCAATGCTAACATTTTTTGTAATTCTGTATTGCCTTTAAATAATAATTGTAAATATATTAAAACCTCAGTGTTAGTCATTCCCCATTTTTTAGCCAACATTTCAACTTCTGCGGTTGTAATTTGACCATCTTCAATTACCTTTAATACATCTGCATATCTTTGTGCTTCATTAACTGCGGCGACTGTACCTTCAGCCAATTTTTGCAAAATCTTTACACGCGCCTCATCTTCTAAAGATAATTTTCGGCTTAATGCAACTTGAAGGTTAATACGATCAAGATCAAACATTGATTGTAAATCAGCCTTCTTTTTATCAAAAGCCGCCTGTGCAGATTTCTCTTTTGTCAATTGTTTTTCTCTAGCCAAAATATCTTTTTGTATTTTTGCTAACAATTGATCTGTGGTTAATTGTTTTTTCCCATACATTCTTTGTTGTTCTAAAGCATCAATTGTAATTTGAGATAAGCCTATGTATCCGCGTTCTTGCATGGTACGCTTTTCTCTTAATTTGATACCTTCTTCTTCAATTTTTTGCAACGCATTACCACTATAAGTTAAATCACCTGTCAAACCTTGAACTGCTACTTTTAGAAAATCAAAATAAGCACCTAATCCTTTGTTTTCAAATGTTGCGGCACTGCCAACAAATATATCCGAAAATTGTATGGCAACTTTTTCTAACTTATATCCAAAAATATCTAAACTATCTGATCCAGTAGCAATAATAGATGCGGCTGTTATAAATCCTTGCCCTAAAGTTTCCGTGGCTTCTCCAGCACTAATTGAAAATGATTTCAATTGGCCTTCAAATGTTTTTGTTTGCGCTTCTGCCGATCCTGAATATTTATCTAAACTTTTAATAACTTCTGTAAAACCAGCCGCTTTTGCTTCTGCGGCGGTATAACCAATACCTAATGCGCCAATAGATTTATAATTACCAATTGCGGCCTTATTTATTGCATCTAAAACCGTACCTAAATCTTTACCTGTGCCGGCTGATGTGTCTAATGCTTTTGTTAATAAATATTGTGAAGATTCAACATCACCTGTTTGTGCTACAAGTTGCCTAAAAGCCGGTACTAATTCTTCTTCGGTAACATTTGTGGCGCGTTGTAAATCTGCTATAAAACTTTTGATTTCGGGCAATTGAAATTGTTGGCCAATACTGGCCAAAGTTAATTGTAATTGTTTATCTAATTTTTCTTGTGCCAAAGCCGCATCAATTGATTTTTTAGCAAATATGGCCAATCCTGCCGCCGCCGCGACACCCCCGGCTTTAGCAAAAGCCTTTAATCTAAATGAGCCTGTTGCAATTGTTTTGTCAAAACCTTTTAATTCTTTTGTGGCACGCTCTAAACCTTTTTTATCAAATTTGGTTAGAAAGTTAATTGCAACATATTGACTTAATGCCATCTTAACCCCTAAATTCTTTACCTAGATACTTTTTAAGTACACCGTATAGATTAGCATTTACCTGTTCACCTAATTGATATGATGCCCGATAAATCAATCTTTTTTCTTTATATGCGCTAGAATTTGCAGTACCTTGTAATTTGCCAATAAAAGATTCACTTGCATTTCTGTTACGGCTTACACGCCTTGTTCTACTCTTTGATCTTGATGTGCCAAAACCTGCCAATTCATAAATTATACCTGGTACAGATTTATTTACTATGGCTAAAGCGGTTACTGAAAATGTTGTGCCTTTAACTCTTTGTACTTTGGTTTTAGCACTACTTAATTTAATGCCGGCTACTACTTCTGATTGCGACCATTTCCAACGGCTATTTTTATTCTCGCCAATAGTTCTACCCCTGTGAACATTGTCATTAGCCCATCCCCATGCAGGTGGGTATGATGGTTCAACATCACGCCATCCTGGAAACGGTGAATATGGCACAAAACTCTTAGCCAATTTTGCAACCGGCTTTACCGCTTTGTTTAATTCTTTTCTAAATTCTTTTTGTAAGTCAGCATCCATTTTTTTCATTTTGTCCATTACAGCATCTAGGTTTTCAACATAGATTGCTTTTAATGATCTATCGGGTGCTAACATTATTTACGCCTAACTGTTGCCTTCTTATTATTAAAATGCCGTTCTTGCAAGATGGCTTTAATGGCTGAGTAAATCGCTGGATCAACTTCTAATAAATCTTTAGGGCTGATTCCTGTGGCCACCGACACGGTAGCGACTTCATAAATTGAGCCGTGTCGGTCTATCCATTTTTTGAATCATACAATAAATCAATATCTGAATATTGATTGATGTACTCATCACCAAAGGCTAAATCTGTTTTTCCGGCATCTTTTTCTAATCGCCAAGCAAACCACCACAAATCACTTTCCATTTGTAGTTCGCCTAATCTCTTACGCCAACCTGTTTTAAATTCGGCTTCAAAAGCCACCTTTACAGATGGCGTAAGATCATAGGTAATTTTCTTACCGTCTTTTTTAACAATCTCAATCTTGTGCATTGTCCCACCTTCTCTTTATTACGCGCTTGTTGATTTTGTTAATGCAGTTACAGGAAGCGATACGCTGACAGAACTTACTGCATCCACAGCACCGTTAATTGGTGTCCAGGATGAAATTAAGCATGACATTGTATAACTAGGATTTGTAGATGTTACTGTACCTGATACCGGAATTAACTTGATATTCAGTTTTGAACCTAGTGCATCCTCAAACAATGAGTTCACAGATGCAGAAGCAAAATCATTGTACAGTTCAAGATTAAGTGTTGGGCGTTCAATCCCACCAATCATATTTTGTACTGTATCGTTCATGGCAGTAATTTCTACCTGATCAATTTCGCGTGCAAGGCTTACAGTGCTGACAAAACTGGTAATGGTAGTAGTACCCACAACCACTGAAACTTTATTACCCATAAATATGGCCATATTTTTCCTCTCTTACTAACCTATCAATTCAACCGAATATTGATAACTTAGGTAGTCAATATTAGCGGATGTAATTGTTCCAGGGCTTGCAGACACAACCCTGAGTGTTTGTACAGCACCGCTTAAT